AACTTAGGTGCTAACTGGGCTGTATGGTTATACAACGCAAATACTTCTACATTCTCGCAAATTAATGCTCCAATGTATGCAACACCGTCAGCCGCAATTTACGGTTTAGATCCTGCCGGCGGTGGCCTTAATATTCCAGTAGGATCGTTATTTGTAAAATACGACGACAGCGAATACAGCGGACACGGCACTAACCCATTAGTTGCAGATTTTAAAATTTATCGACGTTTAAATTCGGGGCCTACCACAGCAACAACGGCAATCGTTAAATCAACAACATTTACTAGTGGTACAAATACATTTACAGCTATTGAAAGTGTTACAGGTTCAGCATACCTAGGTGATTATACACTTGTAGGATCACAAGGTTCTGGAAAAGTTGTAACATTTACTGGAACTAGCAGTGCTACAGCAGATGCTATTGCATTTGCAGGAGCAATTAACAGTGCAGGATTTACAAATGTTACAGCCAGTGTAAACAGTAGTAATCAAATTGTAATTAGTCATGCAACTGGCGGAACTGTTCGTTTCATAGACGGAACAAATACACCGTTAGCTAAATCGGGACTAGTAGCTGGTACAACTACAAACTTGTATGCAACCCCAGCAGGTGATACAACGTATATTTTTGGTACAATGTCCAACTGGAAAATATTAGATACAAATGCCGTAGACGGTTTAACTTACAGCGCAAGCTCAACAACTCCGACAACAGTAACAGCTGATGGACAGTTGTGGTATAATAACGTTGTTACTGATGCGGATATTCTAGTTAACGACGGAACGCATTGGAGAGGTTTAAATAACTTTAACTTTACAGCACGTACCGGAGCAGGATTCAACTATGGATTAACAGCAGTAACGCCTTATGCTACTACTAACGCCACAGATCCAAACGGTCCAATCATTTCAAGTTCAACACCGGTATTACAATCCGACGGAACTGCATTAGTGCAAGGCGATTTATGGATTGACACAAGTGACTTAGAAAATTATCCTAAGATCAGTGTATGGAATACTAGTAGTTTAAAATGGGTAATCATTGACAAAACAGACAGCACAACTGAAAACGGTATTATATTTGCCGATGCACGTTGGAACAGCGCTGGTTTAAACAGTACACAAGACTCCATCATTACTATGATGAATAGTGATTTCTTAGACTACGATGCTCCAGATCCTGCCAAATATCCAAAAGGAATGTTACTATTCAACTTACGCCGTAGCGGTTATAACGTTAAGAAATTTGTACGTAACTATGTTAATACGTTAGGAAAAAATCCACGTAGTTGGACTAACGAAAATCAAACTTCTTACTATGCAAATACATGGATAAGCCAAGCGGCTAATCAAACTACCGGTGCTGGCACGTTTGGTCGTAAATCTCAACGTGCAGTTGTTGTGCAAGCATTAGCGGCATTAATTTCAAGTAATCAACATATACGTGATGAAGATTCATTAACATATAACTTGATTGCGGCACCAGGCTATACAGAACTTATTGACGAAATGGTTTCATTAAATTATGACCGCGGTATTCAAAGTTTTGTAGTTGCAGATACACCAGCACGTTTAACTCCAGATGCAACTAGTTTAAGCAATTGGGGAAATAACACAGCTAAAGCCGCAGGCAATGGCGAAACAGGATTAACAACTACAGATGCATACTTAGGTGTTTACTATCCATGGGGCTATTCAACAGATAATCTTGGTAACAATATTGCTGTTCCTCCAAGTCACATGATGTTGCGTACAATCGCATTAAGCGATAATGTTTCTTATCCATGGTTTGCACCAGCAGGTACACGCCGAGGCGGAATTACAAATGCTTCAGCAGTTGGATATATTACATCTGCGGGCGAATTCCAATCAGTAGCATTAAATAGCGGACAGCGTGATACACTAGCGGCAGTTCATATTAATCCTATTACGTTTATTAGCGGAACAGGATTGGTTGCATACGGTCAATATACACGACAATTAGCGGCAAGTAGTTTAGATCGTATTAACGTAGCACGTTTAGTAATTTTCTTACGCCGTCAATTTACAGTATTGGCCAAGCCATTTGTGTTTGAACCAAACGATACAATTACACGTAACGAAATTAAAAATTCTGCGGAAAGTTTATTATTAGAACTAGTTGGACAACGTGCGATCTATGACTACTTAGTAGTATGTGACACAAGTAACAACACACCAGCTCGTATAGATCGAAGCGAATTACATCTTGACGTAGCAATTGAGCCAGTAAAAGCGGCGGAATTTATTTATATTCCAATGCGTTTAGAAAACACTGGTGCAATCAAAGGTCTATCAAAGTAACGGAGAAAATATAACATGGCAATAGCGGCATTATCAAATTTTACAGTACCTTTAGCGTCAGACCAAAGTGCTACCTCACAAGGTATGTTGATGCCGAAGTTAAAGTATCGCTTTCGAGTGAGCTTTGAAAACTTCGGCATTAGTACACCTACAACTGAATTAACTAAACAAGTTATGTCAGCGGCTCGCCCTAACGTACAATTCGAAGACCAAGTAATTCCAATTTACAACAGTCAAATACATTACGCTGGTAAACCAAAATGGCAAACTATACAAATCAAACTTCGTGATGACAGCACCGGAGCAGTCAGCAAATTAGTTGGCGAACAAATGCAGAAACAGTTCGACTTCTATGAGCAATCAAGTGCCGCAAGTGGTCAAGACTACAAGTTTACATTACGTATCGAAATGCTAGACGGTGGTAACGGTGCTAGCACTCCTAACATTCTTGAAACATGGGTATGTTACGGATGCTATGTACAACAGGCTAACTACGAAGCTATCGATTACGGACAACAAGGTCCGGCTGAAATCACATTAACCTTACAAATGGATAATGCTGTACAAAGTCCAAACGGTTCAGGTATCGGTAATGCAACTTCAGTACGTCCAAGTACATCAGGAACATTAGCAACAGGTGGCGGAGCAGGCCCACGCTAATAAAAGCTCGCTTAGGCGAGCTTTTTTATAGGCAATCATTAACTACATAGTTAATGAATGTAATAAATATAGTATGGCAAATCAAAACTCTAGATATCTTGGCAATAATAATACAGGACCCGATCTTCGCGACTGGCAACATGCCGCGAGGATGTTTACTGACAATAATCAAAGCTACGGTCCTAAACAAAATTTCTTATTTCACGTTGCAATTAGTATTAATCCTAATGCAGTAAGCACTCCGGTTTTAGTTAACAACTATAAAAATGTTTTAGGTATGTTAGTTAAAAATATAACATTGCCTAAATTTACTATGCAAGTAGATAAAGTAAATCAGTATAATCGTAAAAGAAATATACAGCAAAAAGTTACTTATGAAGATGCTACTATTAAATTCCATGACGATAATATGGGATTAATTAATTTAATGTGGCAAAATTATTTTAATTATTACTATTCAGATAGTTCTAGTGCAAGAGCCGCAGGTGCATTTAATCAGACTGCAACTAAGAAATTTAATTTTATAAGAAACTCTTACGGATTAGATAGTGGAAGTTCTGCTTCGTTTTTTAACTATATTACTATCTATCAAATGGCCCAGGGGCAATATGTAAGCTACAAACTTATTAATCCTATAGTTACCAGCTGGAGCCACGAATCTGTAGACTACGCACAAACGCAAACACCGCACGACAACATGATGACCATAGCATTTGAAGCAGTTGAGTATGGATCTGGAATAGTAACTCCTGGAGATCCTGAAGGCTTTGGCATTGAAAACTACGACCAAGTACCGAGTCCGTTAACTGGGTTAAACTCTATTAGCAATATCAACGACATTAAATCTAATTCAAATTTGTTAGATGCAAACTTAACTAGTAATAATAAATCAAATTTTATTAACAATGCTATTAAAACAGTTAATTCTTATCAGAATACTAATAATACAGTTGCCGTAGTACAAGGAACAGCAACAACACAAACTAGTACTACCTCTAGTGGCAATGTATCAAACATAACAATTCCAACAAATAATACTACCACCACTACCGAAGCTAAATCGAAGAATATATAATGAACCAAACAAATTTACCTATAGATAGTACAACAGATAGTTCCACTATTGTTCGGCAATTTTTTGACAAATTTTATCAATATCCAGTCAGCTTTCCAGCAGGCGAAATAGACGCTGTAGTAGGTTTTTTTCAAAAAAGAGGATTTGATATCAACAGTGCTAGGACCGTTAGTATTGTAATGTTAAATCAAGCCCGTATAGACGGTGTTAAGGTATTTGAATTATTAGACAGTTTAAAAACCATTACAGATTTACAGTTGACACAGGTAATTACCCAGGTAATGAATACTTATAGAGAAAATACAAGTTTGTTAGGCTATAAAGTAGTCGGTGCAACCAGCCCAATTGAATCTAGAAATATTCTAGTCTAATATGGCCAATAGATTTGCAAAAGGTAAATTTGTCATGAAGAACCCCGAAAAGTATGTAGGATTAACTACTCCTACGTATCGTTCAAGTTGGGAATGGAGCTTTATGAATTTTTGCGATACCAATGTTAGTGTTCAAAAATGGGCTAGCGAAGCAGTAAAAATTCCTTATAGAGATCCACTAACTGGTAAGCAAACCGTTTATGTTCCAGATTTCTTCATTCAATATATTGATAAAAATCATCAAGTACATACAGAACTAGTTGAAATTAAACCTGCCAGCCAAGCTATATTAGAACGGGTGGGCAAGAACAAATATAATCAAGCCCAGTATATAAAAAATCAAGCTAAGTGGGCTAGTGCCAGTGCATGGGCTAAACAGCAGGGCATCAAGTTCAGAGTACTTAATGAAAATGATCTATTCAGCCAAACTGGAAGATAAGTAAAGTATGACTAAAAAACTTGAAGAAATCCTAAATTTACCTGAAAGCAAGAAGGTAGTGAAAGCGGAAGAAACCAAGCGTGAACTTCCAGCATCTGTTCCTCCGTTACTTAGGGATATTAGCGAATTTGATAAAATATCAGCCGCATTGCCAGCAGTAAAGGGCTTGGGAGATATGGGCGATCAAGAGCTAGACGATTTGGCACAAAAAGCCAAAGATGCTTATGACGATATTATGGACTTAGGTATGAATGTTGAAGCACGTTACAGTGCCAGAATGTTTGAAGTTGCGGCAAGTATGCTGGGACATGCAATTACAGCTAAAACAGCCAAGTTGGATAAAAAGTTAAAGATGATAGATTTGCAATTAAAGAAGCAGAAACTAGATAACGATTCAAATTCAGATGACGGTGTTACTATATCGGGTGAGGGTGTTATTATCACAGATCGTAATAGCTTAATTGAAAAATTGAAGAATATGAAATAAATACATGATGGAAGCCAATATGAAATCATACAAAGAATACTTAACAGAAAGCAAAAAAACCTACGAATACAAGGTTAAAATTGCGGGTGATATCCCTAAAGATTTCGCAACAAATCTTAAGATGGCACTATCACAGTTCAACGTTGAAAGCATTAAAAATGCTAAACGTACACCTATCCAGGAAAGCCCAATCGATTTTCCTAACGTGAAATTTAGAGAAGTGACTGTGTTTGATATTGCTTTACGATATCCAACAATTACTCCTGTTATCCAACAAATTATTAATACTAAATTAGGTATTGATAGTAAACACGTTGTAGTACGCACACTTGGCGAAGAACAAGAAACAGAATTAAATGTTCAATATATGAAAGGGTTAGAAACAACTCCTTCTAAAAATGCAGACGAAGCACTATTGAACACACCATATGCCGATGCCGATTACCAAGAAATGGTTGGCGATAAAAAAGTTATGAGTTTTCTAAAAACTTTAGAAAAGCATGGCTTGGAAGAATATAAAGGTGTAAACGATCAATTATTTGCTGGCACGCCGGCCAAGGGAAACTAATATGAATTTTTATGAACTATCGGCAAAACTAAGAGCTATTGACTCTAGTACAGTATTAATGGAATCGTTTGAAACGCATAGTTTTGAAAAAAATAACTTTACTGCTCCTTCGAATTCAGGAACACCTGCTAAGAATTTTGGTGGTGGTAGTGGCGCAACTCCAGTAGCAGAATGTGGCGATATGTCACCATTACCTGGTATGATGAATATGCCTCACGCAATGCCAGGTATGCAACCTCCACAGCAAGATCAAGTTAGCATGAACGTTAGCATGAACGCACAAGGCAAAGGCGGCATCCGTGATTTAATGAATGTATTAAAAAATATTGAAGATGCAACACAACACGCTCCACATTATAATCCAGTATCAGAACCAGATCTCGATGGCGCGATTGAAATTGATGGTCCAATTGGCGGCATTGAAATGGATCATGAAGAACCTGAAATGGATCACGACGAGTTAGATCCGGGCGAACACCATGGCGATATGGAAATTATTGATAGTGGCGACCATGAAGCAGAAACTCCAGCAATTAGTCCAGAAAAGAAAATTAAGGCGGCAGTAGCGGCAGCGGTTGGCGATGACGATATGGATGAAGAGTATGCAAATCGTCCAGATGTTAGCCATCAAGGCATGGGATATATGAACAATGATATCACAGGCGGACAAGACAAGCAACACGCACAACATCAAATACCAGGACAACCAGTAGGCGTTAACCCAATGAGAGAAGGCGGTTTATTAGATCAATTGGCAAATTTATATCAAGAAGTTAAATTAAGAGAAAGCAAATAACCTAGCACAGTTCAATTGTGCCAAATAGCTCCTTCGGGAGCTATTTTTTTGTGTAAATAAAACTATGTCAAAATCATTAGAAGGCGTCCTTGTCAAAAAGGCGCACACTAGATCCAAATTTACCGAAAACGAAGTCGTTGACTTTGCCGCGTGTATGCATCCGGATGACGGATACTTATATTTTGCTAGGAATTTTTTCTATATCCAACATGCAGTCCGTGGTAAGATTTTATTTGATCCATATGATTATCAAGTAAGATTACTAGCCAGTTATCACAACAGCCGATTCAATGTAAACATGCTACCGCGTCAAAGTGGCAAGACCACATGTGCTTCAGCATACTTGTTATGGTATGCTATGTTCCATCCAGATCAAACGATCCTAGTAGCCGCGCACAAATACTTGGGCGCACAAGAAATTATGCAACGTATTCGCTATGGATACGAACTTTGCCCAGACCATATTCGTGCAGGTGTTGTAAGTTACAACAAAGGCAGTATAGAATTTGACAACGGATCACGTATTGTAAGTCAAACAACTACGGGCAACACAGGTCGTGGTATGTCAATATCATTATTATATTGCGATGAGTTTGCGTTCGTACAGCCCAACATTGCTGAAGAATTTTGGACTTCAATATCGCCAACACTAGCAACTGGTGGACGAGCAATTATCACTT